GGAAGTAATAAGCAAGTTTATTTGTGGGGTATGCAATGCGAAGCATCAAGTTATGTTACTTCGTATATTGTTTCCACATCATCAAGCGCAACAAGGGTGGCGGATGCTTGTTTCAAAACGGGTATTAGTAGTTTGATTGGGCAGACGGAGGGGACTTTGTTTTTTGAAGGTTCACAAATTGGTGCAGCGACTACCGTACCTTTTCAATTAAGCGACACAACAAACGCGAATAGGGTTCAAATTGAAATCGGTTCATCTGGGCAACCTCTTTTGGTTGCATCATCAGCGGGTACAACACAAGCCGTAATTGTGGGCAGTTCGTACACGATTGGGCAAAATAGAAAAATCGCGGTTACTTACAAAAACAATGATTTTAGATTATACCAAAACGGCGTGTTAATTGGTTCGGACACAAGCGGAAGCGTTCCACTTTCTTTAACAGCAATTTATTTAGGTTCAGAGGCGGGTACACCATACTTAGATGTACAAATTAAACAAATAGTCAATTTCAAAACATCATTAACCAATGCGGAATGTATTGCCCTAACAACTATCTAAAATGAAATTCCTAAAATACGAATTTACCCCCACCGAATGGGCAACCCTTCGCAAACTTATAGAACAAACGACACCCAACCCCGATGGTGAGCCAGTCACTTCTTTTGTAGATTGTGCAGTTGTAGAGTTGGGATTTTTACCAATTACCCCCGCAGTCATCAAAGATATGGAGGTAATTACCCCCGCAGTTTTAAGCGACAAATGGGCGGTTGACATTTTGTTTTACACCGAACCACCCGCAGAGTTTACTCCGTTCGAGGTTTGGCCCGACCCGATGGGGATTCACACATTCAGCGGTGATGATAATTTGTACCTGGTTGGGTATTGTGCCAAGTTCCCCGATTCACCATATTGTATTGTTCCCGATCCCGTAATATAATGGCTACACCGAAAAATGCTTTGCCCGTCAATTTTGACCAATTTCGTAAGAACCCAGTTGCTGCCGTTGCTTTTTGTATGCTGTTGGCTGTGGGGTATCTTTATATTGACCTTCGTTCGGGGTACAAAGAACAAATTGAAAAGGCCAATGCAAAGATTGAGGCGTTGGATGTCAAGATTGACAAATTGAGTTATGCCCTTAAAAAGTCGGATTCGTGTTTGGCTGCAACGATGACAGAAATTCGTATAATGCAAACGATGAAAAAACTATGAAAAACGCATTGATTGTTTTCACGGCCCTATTTATGACGGGATATTTGTTCACAAGCGTAAACGCAAAACAAACCCCTACAATCGATGAAATTGATGCGTTGCTTAACAAGGTATCAAAAAACATTGAAAGTGCGGGAGAATGCACGAAAATGGCTCAAACGATGAATGCAAAGATGGTTGAATCAAAGGTTGCAGAAAAGGAAGCGTTGAAAGCGGATGTTGCCAAGGCGGAGGCCAAGGCACAAAAGTATGCAAACACCATGATTTTCATGGGCATTGATACGGCCATTGCTGATATGGACACGGTGAGTTTGAACAATATGTTAAAATTGAATGGGTTGTAATGGCAAAGGTTTCCAACACATCAACATTCCGTGCCAAGCCCAAACGCAAATTGGGAAGGCATACAAAATCAGTTAACAAACACAAATCATCCAAACCCTACAAAGGCCAAGGCAAATGAAAAAGATATTCGAGATTTTCAAAGGCGATAAAGGCGAATTTAGTTCCAAGCGGTTCGTGGGAATCATTGGGGCGTTCGTACTATTCGGAACGATGGCACACAATTCCATGTCACCACAAGATATTGCACCATCCAAAGAATTGGTGGAGGCGGTGGAATGGATCGTGATAATGTCATTGGGTTTTACATCAATTGATAAATTCAGCAAACAAAATGAAAATTAAACAAGTACCATTTCGGGCATACAATCGCGAAGCGGTGAAGAAAACCCAGGTGTATTTACACCACACGGCGGGAAATGGAAGCGGTGAACAAACCTTTGCATATTGGGAAAAGGTAGCCAACAAGGTTTCAACTTGTGTTGCCATCAGTACGGATGGAACAATTGTGCAAGGATTTGGAAGCGAGTATTGGGCTTATCATTTGGGATTGGGAACAAAGCATTTCCAACCTTTGGGATGTCCTTATTTGCCATTAGACAAAACATCAATTGGTATTGAGGTTTGCAATTGGGGGCCAATCACCAAGAAGGGAACAAAGTTTTACAATTATGTGGGTGGTGAAATACCCGCCGACCAAGTAACCGAATTGGATAAACCATACAAAGGATACAAGTTGTGGCATTCATACACGGATGAACAAATCGCATCCATCAAGGATTTGTTGATCCTATGGTCAACCAAATACGGCATCCCATTGGAATACAATGAAGATATTTGGGCAGTAACCAAACGGGCATTGAAGAATGAACCTGGCGTTTACACACACAATTCAGTTCGCCCCGACAAGGCGGATGTGTACCCATGCCCGAAATTGATTGCCATGTTGCAGTCACTCACAAAGGATTAAGGCCATTCACAAAGAAAAGGGATTTATTTCCCTTTCTTTTTTCATCAAATGTTTTGGAATTTGAAATTTCAAATGTATATTCGTGGAACAATATGACAAACGACATGGATTTAATCTACCTAATCATTTTAACGCCTATCACCATTGCGGTGATGTATGCGTGGCATTGTATCAAACGCAATTCCAAGCGTTTCCAAAACATCGAGGAAGCCAAGCCCTACCAATTTGAACGCGATGAAATCATCCCCGAATTTGATGAGTTCACCCAAATGTTGTACCAACGCAGAATGTACAAAGGGAGGGGCGACAAATGAAAATCCTTTACCCCTTAAACTTTCTATTCGCTGATGAAATGGAACAAGTGGTTGGAGTAATCCAAAAAAGCGAATACATGAGCCAATCAATCGTGGTTGTAGAAAAGCGTTATTTCAAATCCCCAGGTACGGACATTGATAGCGGTGCAATGGTTTTGGAAATTTCCGAAATTGGATTGCTTTATCACCTTGGCGTGGCGGTTGGCCTTAGCAAGATACCATTTTAATTTTATGACAACATACGAAGCACTAAACGAAGTATTCAGCAAATCAAACAAAGAGTTATCCGAGTTATTGCAAACCAATTATTACACAGTTACCACATGGAAATTCCAATTCAAGCGTAACGGGTTATCAATGGAAAAGCAATTTGAGATTTTACAAAAACTAAATTACAATCTAACAAATCAAATATCATGGAACAAAACAAAAGAAGTGCGGTAACCAATGTAACCGCCAACGGAACTTACAACGGCCAATATGGTATGTTGTACAAATTTCAAGTGTCATTCGCCAACGGAGATGTGGCCGAGTACAACGCCAAAACCCAAAACCAAACCAAATTTGTGGTGGGCCAGGAAGTGGATTATGTGTTAACGGATCGTGAGTACCAAGGCACAATTTATTACAAGTGTAAACCCTCCGAGGTTCAACAAAACGCATTTCAAGGTGGCCAAGCCCCAAAACCAAAGGATCCAGAAACGGGCAAACACATCATGCGTATGAGCGTGTTAAAAGTTGCGGGGGATTTGGCCATCAATGGCGACATCAAGTTGCAAGAGGTATTGGCATACGCCCAAATCTTTGAACAATATGTTTTGACTGGAACGGATACCTTATCACAATATAAACCCACATCAAAGTTTGAAAGTGACGATTTACCATTTTAACAAATAGATATGACACAACAACAATTATTTGGCCAATTCACAGAGGAGGAGTTGGCCACATTGAAACAAGCATCGGAGATTTTGAACCGATTGTTTCAAGGACACAAACCGAAACAAACCCGTGGTTGGAGGGTTCGCCAATCAACCCGTGATTTCATGGAAGATGTACAAAGATTCTATGGCAAAGAATGGGTGTATCGTTACGATGAAGAATTCATCAAAATCCAGGCAAGGCATCAAGTCAGCGAGTTATCAAATTGGTTGAAGATGTACGAAAAAGGTGGTTTCATTGATGTGGTTCGCGTTCAAAACACAAACCGAAACATCGTTAAATTTAGATTCGTATGAAACACATGATTGAAACATTGAGCGATGCAATGTTGGAAGTTGGGGGCGGTAATTATTGCCCCCTTCAATTCCACATCGAGTTGAAAGAACTTGCCGATACCATCAAGAACTTTCAAGATCAAATCAAACCATTGGCATTGAACGAAGCATCCAAATGGAACGGGCAAGTGTACATGGGTTATGAGATAACACGGAAAGCGGGTGCGGGGCGTTATTCATACGACCACATCCCCCAGGTGGTGGAACTCAAAAACGCACTCAAAGAACGCGAGAAACTGCACCAAATGGCGTACAAGAACATGAACAAAGGATTGTTCCTAAACGAGCAAACGGGCGAGGTGTACGAACCCGCACAATATGTTTCCAACGAAGATTCAATTTTAATCAAAGCCGTAAAATGAAAAATATCCTAATCGTATTTACTACAATCGTTTTGGGATTGGCTTATGGATGGTGCATTGTGCATTATCCAATCATGGCCCAAATTATCGCGGGTGGAATGGGGTTAGGATTTTTATTCGTGGCGATGATAGCGGTGTACCAAGTTAAAAAGGAAGGGGGCAATGATGCCCCCCAATCCAATTGATATGACAAATAACAAAAAGGACTTTGCAAATATAGTTGTTTTTTGTATATTCGTGTTAGTAACGGAATGTGAGAGATTCCAAAGTTACAAAGATATTTACCCCATTGGGCTGGTTGCACTCTCACTGCACCATCTTGATGGGGTTTTTTTATGAAATGAACGAAAATGAAGAATTAGGAATGTTTGTGTTTTTCCCGACCAAGTTGTTGGAGAAACTCACACCACGCCAAGCGGTTATCATGGGAATGATTATCGGGATGGCAAAGAAAAGCGGTTACGCATACCCATCCAACCGAACGATGGCAAATATTTTGAACATGACCACAATCACAGTTCAACGCGAATTGGCATTGTTGGAAGCCCAGGGGATGATTCATCGAGAATTAATACGCAATGAACGGATGGAGGTCATAACAAGACGGATATACCCTCATATCAATTTGAATGGGGAGGTCATATCAAATAAGGAAGGAGGGGTCATATCAAATTTGATACCACCCTCCCCCCAAATCTGCAATAGTAATATAGATAGTATTAAAGATATAAGTAATAAAGAAATAAAGGATAGTATTGTACACGGCTTTTCATTTGATTCTTTTTGGAGTTTATACCAAAAGAAAGGAAACAAAACACTTGCTTCCCGCGGATTCAAAAAACTACGCAAAGATGAAATCGAGTTGTTGCTTACGCACATTCCAAAATACATTGAGGCCCACCGCAAGGCCGAAAAAATGGAATACCTACCACATTTTTCAACATACATTAACCAAAAACGATGGAACGATGAACTACCTTATCAACAGAGTGTGGAAAATAAGGGAAGTTGGTTGGATCAATTTAGATAATATATTTACACCATGACAAATAAACAATGGGTTTACGACCTAACGGACATTGAAATTGCCACCGCCATTGACAAACTGGTTCGGGTGGGCGATATTGAACCAAACGAAGCCATGAAAGAAATCGTGGATTTGCTGAAACAAACTTATTCCCGTTATCACTTCCTTTTATTTGAAAAGGCATTTGATGCGTATTTGATTGGTTCGATGTCGGACATTCACCGCGTTAAAAAAATCAACGCAGTATTCCTCACAAACATCATCAATCGGTTTATCAAGGATGTGAAAGTACCCAGGTACAACCCGTTTGAAAAAGCACCCACGGAGGTGGTGTACACGGATGAAGAAGTTTACCAACAAGGCATCACCACATTGAAGCATTTGAAAAACGATTTTATCAAGGCATATTGGGAACACGATGCCGATTCGCGATTGTCGTTGGTATTGCTCAAAATCGGTTATGACTTTGTAACCAAACATAAAATGTACGAAGCGGATTTGGTGGAATACGATACCATGAAACAATGGTTGTACGATTTTGAACAACGCAAAAACGCACACATAAAACGAAACATTGAAAACGAAAACAAACACCGCCAGGTGGGAAGCATCGTGGATCATTTGATGTCATCCCCAACGGCAATTGAAACATTGGACAAAGCCACAAAAATGGCATTAATCTTAAAATCAAAGACAAATGAAAATGGACATTAAAAACACGGTGATTGAGTTGTTAACTCAATACTCCGACTTCAAAGACAACGACCAACAATTGGTGGCGTGGTTCTGGAAACTTGAAATGGAAGCCCACGGGTACCCCGCTTCAAGTACCCCAACACAAACATTCTTCAAACTGATGGCATTTGGGAAACTCACATCATCGGACACCATCACACGGGTTCGCAGATTGGTGCAAGAAGAAACACCCGAATTGCGTGGGAAGAAGTACAACGAACGCCAGGCCAAACAAAGCATTGTTAAAAAGGATTTAGGATATTGAACAATGAGCAACGATAAACAAAGTAGCGTGGAGTGGTTGTCTGAAATAATCAGATTCGCCAACAAAGAATTGTATGCAGAAATGTTTGAGGCAATTGAACAAGCCAAAG